GTAAAAGGCTAACAACTTGGTCTGGATTTATAGCTTTATTCTTTGATGCTGATGACAATAAAGACTTGTTTACCTTAATATCTACAAGTTGGCTTTCAAGACTTGCCTTTTCTTTATTCCATTCTTGAGTTTTGTTTTTCAAAATTTCCTCAAACTCACCCTTCTGGATTTTTTGCTTTTCTTCTAAATCTTTTTGGGTTTTAACTGCTGTTACAGCTATGTCTATATCTTCAACACCTAGCTTTTTATACATCTGGCTTCTTTCTTGAGCCAATCGTTTTTTAACTATTTCTGTAACTTGGTCTTGGGTAAAAGTATTCTCAACTGGCTTTTGCTCGGTTTCCTGCACTTCTGCATTTGGTTCAGCAGTTTGTTCTACTTGATTTTCTTCCATTTTATATCTCCTTAGTTGGATATTATCCTTATAACAAATTTAATCTTTTATCTCAACCCAATCATAATTTCCCTCTTTTTGTGCTATTTCTGGCAATCTCAAAGACAAACCCTCAAGCAACCATGCAAAATTACGTTCTTCATTCTCTGGTATATTTTTTTGAATTTCTTTAAATCTTTTATAGTCTTGTAAGGTTAAATCTCTTTTTAATTCTATGATTTCACTTGCTTCGTCAAATAACTCACTCATAACACTTTCTCCTCTAAAAATTTTAGAAAATTAGGGTCTACTAATTCTGTTTTCCCTAATTCATACAAAGTAAAATTTTCTGCAAACCATTCGTGTTTATTTTTTTCAGCATATCTAGTCGCACTACCTCCTCTAAATCTTCTTAATTTTTTTAGGTCTGTTTCAACTGGTGGCAAATAATAATCACCTGCATTTTTTACAAATTTTTGTTGATGAATATGATGCCCAAACTCATGATAAAAAGTAGTTCTAATTTTATCTAATTTATCTTCAAAAAATGAATCTGCTGTGAATGGTCTATTAACTAAATTATCGCCCTTTTTCCATTTTGTAAATTCTGTTCCAGTTCTTTCTAAAATGTTAAATCTTACATTTAAATTTAAAACACCATCACCCATTGATGCTATTGCTCCTGTTTCACGATTAATACCTCTTAATTTTGGAACATCATATTTTATAGCTAGTTCATCAAGTTCTTGCATTAATGCTTCCACAACTCCATAGTCTTTTTCAGACCATTTAAAATCTCTTTTTTGCCCTTTACTATCTTTAAATTCAGCTACAAAAATAGGTTCATTGTTTCTTCTACGTTCAAGACTTTCATTAAATTTTAAAACCTCTTTACCATTTCCATCTCTTGGGTATCTTTCATCTTTTCGATTTTCTTTAAATTGTTTATTTAATTTATTAGTTAAAAATCCAATAGAAACTGGTTTTATGTCATCAAGTTTTATTTTGTTACTCAAAGAACTAGAATTTACTACATTTAGTGTTTCGTCAAATGCTTCTTCTTCTGTAGGTAATTCATCTACTGTTTCTTCCCCCCATGCAGGGTCTGTAGGAATCCAAGTGTGTCTACACCTATAACCACCTCTAACAATAAAAGGGTCGCCAGTAGACTTTCCTGCCCATGCTCTATTGTTCCACATATCCCTAATTTGTTCTTCGGTAAGTGTCCTATTAAGCATTTCTTGGCAAAAAGGTCTACTATCTCTAACTAAAGTGCCAGTATATGTGAAATGATTTAATCCTGCTTCTTTTGCTTTAGCCACTGTAAACTGCCCATGAAACTGCATTACTGAATCATGTGCTATTTGACTTGCATAACGTCTAAGATTGTTTCCTGCCCTATCAGAAGCATATTGTGTATGTAATTTTCTTACTGCATCTTCTACTTGGGCTTTTTTAGTGCCATCAAACTTATTTTCATTAATAAAATCAACTAATTCGTTTATTTCAGCAGTGTTTGTTGTTTTATACACCCCATTTATGTGTGATTTGATATTGCTTACCATATCTTCAAATGGTCTACCTGCTATTGTGCTTTGGTATATTTCATCATTGATAACTTTAGAAAATCTTTCAGCTATATCTTCAAAACCACTAAATGATTGTGTTTTAAGAGCATTTATTGTCTGTAAATCTACTTCTGTAAGGCTCTTAAACTTCTTAGGAATAGGCATTTCACCAAAAGTATCTAATACCTCTTTGGCTATTTTATTATATTGCTCATTGATGATTATATCGGCTTCATTAAGATAGTTATCAGCTACTAACTTTCTAATCTGGGGTTGTAATTGTATTGCTAGTCTTTGAGATACCAACTGCCCTTTTGTGGCTCTTGTAACTTCCTTAACAACATCTTCTTCTAGCTTGTATAAGACATTGATTATTCTTTCTTCATGTTGGTCGGCTAATTTTTCTAAGATTCTTGACATATTTTACAATGGAAAGTTCTTTTTCCATGCCCTTATAGACCAATATGCAGGACTTAGTGTCTTTTGCCCTTTTACTTCTTTTAATACACCACCCATTCTAGCTAAAAATGATTTTTGCCTTGCAGGTATATTTTTCTTTATAGACATACCCCTAGCACCAAATGTAACCTTTTTTATATTACCAGTAGATTTATTCTTGACATAAACCCCAAACTTTTTTCTCTTAGATTCTGCTGTAGATAGCCTAAAAGGTTTATTTAATTTTACTTCTTTTCCTCTGTATTTAGCCATCTAAGTCCTTGTTTTTGCTAGGTTTTTCCCAGGGTTGTCTATCGTCTAATCTTTCGTTTGTTATCATTCCACAAGCTATACACTTATAAACATCTTTTAACTCGGTTTTGTTAAGTGCAACCTTGCACCTAATACATAATTTAATTTTTTCATTTTCCATATAATCATTTCTTTTTTCTTTTCGTGGCTCGTCTTATAATATCCTTATCAAAACTGCCAGACCTTCCACGACTAATTAGTTTGTTTACTCTTGCCATTGCCCAAGCGTTCATTGGTATTCTTGGTCTGCTCCCTGCTGAAAGAAATGCACCTTGACCTCTTCGAAAAGAAGCTTTTAAATCCCCAAGACTAAATAATTTAGATTTTTTTGCTTTTGCTCTAAGGGTTGCTAATGTTTTAGCTGATAAAGGTTTTCTTCTCACTGCCATTATGCTCTATTCCTTCGCCTTAGTAGTGCTAAAGGTATTCTTGCACCAGATTTATATAAAGAACTAATTTGTTTCAATAAACTAGCCCTAGCATTTCTTTTTGCACCTTTTAACCCAGAAAGATATTTCTTTGGAATACCAGTTTGTTTATCTTTCGGAACTCTACGAATTTTACGTTTCTTCTTCAACTGTTTGCCCTTCTACTTCTGTAGTTGTAAATTGACCTCTTACAGTTCTGGCACTATCTATTTCATCATTTATAGTTTTCATCATTTCACTATCATCAATAACAGCTTCAGCTATCTGTTTATCTAATTCCTTGTTAAATGTTTCGGATTTAATGCCACTTGCTTTAGCCATTTGTAAGTATTGCAGGTCATTTGCCCAATCTCTAATATCAAATGTATCTGGATAATTTACTTTACCATTCCATTCTTTATCCTGCCATTTAGCAAATAAACCCCAGATTTGTTCTTCGGCATTTTCTAAATAGTCTGCTTTTTCTGATAATCTGGCATTTAAAAGTTGAAATTCAGTCTGTAATGCTATTCCACTAGCTATCTGATTGCCAGTTGCCCTAACAGAACCCATATGGGTAATTCTATCAATAGCATCAACTTTGTTTTGAATACATTTCATTATTCCATCTAGGTTTTGTCCACTAGGTTGGATTATGTAAGGTTTTAATGTTGAATCTAAATCTTCTGGTATTTCTATTATTGCACCTGCACCTGCACTAGCTTCAACATTAGGTGTTTTTACTAAGCTTGGGTGGTTTGCTAATCTAATTAACTGTTCTTTTTCTGAATAGTCATTGTAAATTGATTGTTGTAGGTAAGCAACGTCTGCTAAGTCGCTGATTCCAATAGGTCTTTTTGCACCTCTAAGATTGTAAACATTTACAGCAGGTATAACACCAATAGGGTTTGGTATTTCCTCAATTAGTCTAGGTTTTTTATCTGTATATTCTTCGCTATAATCTTCAAACTCATAAGTCATAATAGCTTCTTCTGTAAATACCTTAATTATTGCTCTATCTGCATTTACATCTTCAATAACAACTAATAAATCTAAATAAAATCTACCACTAGCCGACCTTCTGTAATTCCAGTTAACAATGTTTTCTGGGGTATATATTGAAACATAAGGTCTAATATCTTGTGCTAATTCTTCTGCTCTAGTCTTTGCATTTGATTGTGGCTTATCTACAATTACCCAACAGTTACCATAGATACTAGCGTTCATTTGAACTTCCCTCATAACAGTATTGAAGTTCCTACCATCTAAGTCAGCATCTTCTAAGAATGAAGCTAATTG